ATTCATCACCTATTGGCAGATACGGCAGAAGACGCTCTCGCGGGAACTCAAGCTTGAGGACAACCCGGAGCGTTGCGGGCGGCACGAGGAGGCCATCAAGACGCTCCAGGCCCGCGTCGATCGCTGGGAGGAGAAGAACGACAAGGAGCACGCGCAAATGTGCGCCCAGCTGGGGCTGATGAGCGTCGAGATAGCCAAGATATCGCGTAACGGGGGCGAGAAGAAGTGACGAAAGCGGGCTTCCAGGCGTGGTTCAAGGAGCTCAAGGTGAAGTCGCTCGTAAGCGGCGACCGCTCCGCCCGCCTGATGCTCGATATCGACAACCCGCCCGACGACCTGCTGTCGGACCTGAACCGGCTCCAAAGCCCGACCGAACAGGTCGCCGTTGCGATCGTGAGCGAGGACGCCGAGCCGTCGGATAGTGAACAATAGTGCCAAAGTTTGAGAAGGGACACAAGAAGGTCGGCGGCCGGAAGCCTGGTTCCGCGAACATCCCCTGTCTCCACGATGCTATCGAAGTCTACGAGGAGAAAGGCGGCAAGGAATGGCTCGCTCGCTGGGTCGACGAGTCGGCCTATAACAAGCGCGAGTTCGTTCGCCTCATCATGGGCGTCGCCTTAAAGCAGGTCACGGAGAAGCGCGAAGTGACCGGCTCTGCGGAGGGCTCTGCGATCCGCATCGAGGTCGTTCACCTCAAGGGCGACGGCGGGAACGGGAACGGCAACGGGGGGAATGGCGGCAACGGGCACGCGGACGAGGCGGCGAAGTGAAGTTCACGGCGCAGGTCTCCGACTCGTTCTATCCGCTGCTCGACGACCGCTCACGCTATCTCATCCTCTGCGGCGGCGCTGGCTCTGGAAAGTCCGAGTTCGCCGCCCGCAAGGTCATCTACCGCACGCTCAAAGAGGGCCATCACCGCTTCCTCGTTATGCGGAAGATACGCCGGACGCTAGCCGAGTCGTGCGTCAAGGTCGTGCGCTCCGTTCTCGCCGAGAACGATATCGCCCACGAGTTCAACAAGTCCGACCAGATCATCACCTTCGCCGGTCCGATGGGCGTGAGCCAGGTGCTGTTCCTCGGGCTCGACGACCCGGAGAAGATCAAGTCCATCAAGGGCATTACGTCCGTGTGGCTGGAGGAGACGACCGAGTTCACGAAGCAGGACTTTCTCCAGATCGACCTCCGGCTGCGCGACCCCGGCCCAGGCTACCATCAGATCATATGCACGTTCAATCCGCTCCAGGCCGAGGCGCCGTGGCTCAAGGACATGTTCTTCGGCGTCGAGCCGAACCGTGACGCGACGATACACCGCTCGACCATCGAGGACAACCCGATCGAGGAAGTGAGGGTCCGATACCGGGCGCGGCTTGCGGAGCTCAAGGCCCAGGACGCGACGATGTATCAGGTCTACGGCTTGGGCGAGTGGGCGGCGCTGGAGGGGCAGATATACTCCTGGGACGTCCAGCCGCTGCCCGACCTGGCGTTCGACGAGGTTTGGCTTGGCGGCGACTTCGGCTACTCGGTCGACCCGGCGGCGGTCGTCCGCATCTACCGCAAGGCCGACGAGATATGGCTTGAGGAAGTCGTCTATCGGACGGGGCTCACGAACCCGATGCTGGCTGACGAGATGCGGCGCCGGGGCGTCGGCGTGAACGAGCCTATCTATTTCGACAGCGCCGAGCCGAAGTCGATCGACGAGCTCCGGCGCATGGGCTTCAACGTGCGGCCCGCCGAGAAGGGCCCCGATAGCGTGCGGGCCGGTATCGACTTCCTCAAGTCGAAGCGCATCCATATCGTCGAGGGTTCGACGAACCTTCACCACGAGGCGTCGATCTACAGCTGGCGCAAGGACCGCTCGGGCAAGCCGATAGCCGAGCCGATAAAGTTCTCCGATCACCTCATGGACGCGGCCCGCTATGGCATCTATTCGCACTTGAAGCGCGGCGAAGTCCGGGTCTGGAGCTTCTAACATGAAGATACTAGGACTCAACATCACGCGGGGCCACGAGCGCAAGGCGAGCGAGACATGGGCAGCGGTCATGGCATACATGACCGGGCAACAGGCGGTCTACACGCCACGCGACTACGGGCCGCTCGTCAAGGCCGGATATCAGACATGCGCTACGATCTACGCGGCCGTCTCGCTCATCGCCCGCGCCGCGTCGGGCATCCGCTGGACGGTGAGCCGCAAGGCGTCCGACGGCACGCTCGCCGAGTTGGAGACGCACCCGTTGCTCGACCTCCTGAGCCATCCGAACGAATACGACTCCGGCTATCGGTTCGTCGAGTCCGTCGTGAGCTACAAGCTGCTGGCCGGGAACTCGTATATCGAGAAGGTCCACGGGCTCAAGAGCGCCCCGCCGCGCTTCCTGTATCCTCTCCGCCCGGACCGCATGAAGGTCAAGCCGGGGAATGCCGAGGAGCTTGTCGCCGGATACGTCTACGAGGCGAACGGACAGAAGCGCCAGCTCGACAAGGCGAATATCCTCCACATGAAGGACTTTCACCCGCTCCACGACTTCTACGGGCTGTCGAGGCTGGAGGTTGCGGCGACGTCCGTCGATATCTCCAATTGGTCGCAGGAATGGAACTTGAAGCTCCTACAGAACGACATGCGCCCGCCGGGGATGCTGCTGCTCCAGGGGTTGAGCGAAACGCAGTCGGAGAAGATACGCAGTCAGTTCCAGGGCCGCTACGCCGGGGCCGAGAACGCGGGCAAGGCGCTCGTCATCGAGAACGCCACGGACGCGAAGTGGGAGCCGCTGGCGATAACGCCTCGGGACGCCGATTGGATCGAGGCCGACAAGAAGAACCTCCGGCGAATCTGCTCCGTGTTCAACATCGCGTCGGAGTTGCTGGGCGACTCGGAGAACAAGACCTACTCGAACATGCAGGAGGCGCGTAAGGCGCTCTATCAGGAGGCGGTGCTGCCGGAGATGGACGCGCTGACGGATGCGTTCCAGGGCTGGCTCGCGCCGCTCTACGGCGATGGCATCGTCATCGGCTACGACCGCGACTCGATCGAGGCGCTCCAGGAGGAGCGGGAGAAGAAATACACCTACCTCGCCGGGGCGAACTGGCTGACGGTGAACGAGAAGCGCGTTGCGTGCGGGTATGACGAGATACCCGACGGCGACGTGGTGCTTGTCGGCATGGGCGAGATGTCCTTGTCCGACGCCGTTGCGCCGCCCGGCGCGGTGAGCGGCGGCGGAGGCGGCGACGAGGACGAGGGCAAATCGGGTTTTAAGCATCTCCAGACGAAATCGCTCGGGTCGTTCTGGAGAGGCGAGAACGAGCGGAAGGCGTTGTGGCGGAACTACGAGCGCCGGGTGACGCGGAAGGAGCGGGCGTTCGCACGCGAGGCGAAGGCGTATCTCGCGGCCCAGGGCGCGGCGGTGGCGGCGCGGGCCGCTACCGGCGTGACCGACCCGGACGCGCTTCTCGACCGCGACGAGGCCGAGAAGTCATATAAGGCGAAGTTCATGGCGCGATACCGGCGGCTTTACGCGACGGCGCTAGCGGCGGGGCGGGCGATGGCCGATGGCAAGCTCTACGAGTTCGACGACGGCGACGAGAAGGCCGACGGCGGATGGGTTGACGAGGCGACGCGGCGGCGGCTGGAGAAGCTCATCGAGGAGTCGGCGAAGGTCATCACGGACGAGACGCTGGCGGAGATCCAGGCCGTGATGCGCGACTCGCTCGGGACGAATCTCACGGTGCAGGAGATCGCCAACGCTCTCAAGGACAAGCTGGTCGACCAGATGCCCGACGTTCGGGCGCGGCGGATAGCGCGGACCGAGACGGGGATGCTTGAGAACGCGGGGAACCTTGACGGGTTCCGCGAGAACGAGAACGTCGACCGCAAGGGTTGGCTATGTTCGTTCGTCGAGGAGAGCCGCGACGCGCACATGGAGGCCGACGGCCAGGAGGTCGGCATCGACGAGGACTTCATCGTCGGCGGCGAGAGGTTGGCCTACCCCGGCGACCGACGCGGCGGGGCTAGCGCGGGGAACGTCGTGAACTGTCTCTGCGCCGTGTATCCCATAGTGTCATAGGAGGACGCGATGGCAAAGCGAGAACGGAAGATCGAGTATAAGGACCTCGAGCTTGAGGTCAAGGAGTTTGCCGAGGTGGGCGGACTGACCGGCTACCTCTCGACGTTCGGCAACCTGGACCTCGGCGGCGATATCGTCCTTCCGGGCGCGTTCACGAAGACGCTCAAGGACAGGCCCGTCAACCCGCTTCTCTGGCATCACGATCCGAGCGAACCGGCGAAGGTCATCGGGTCGTTCGAGGCGACCGAGGACGCGAAGGGGCTGTTCATCAACGCCGACTTCCTGCCGGACCCGGACTCGCAGAACATACGGACGAAGCTCATGGCACTCAAGGCGAAGGGCGTCAAGATCGGGCTGTCCATCGGGTATCAGATCATCCGCTTCGCTTGGGACAGGGTGAAGGGCGACGCGGTGAGGCTGCTCCAGGAACTGAAGCTCAACGAGGGCAGCGTGACGCTGTCCCCGATGAACGAACAGGCGCTCGTCACGGGCGTCAAGTCGGACGAGGTCGATACTGCACTTGCCGGGGAGCCGGATCGCTCCACTCCTGCCGGTGAGCCGCAAGACGATACGAGCACGCCGGAGACCGACGGCCTCCACCTGCTCGACGAGGGCTTGGAGATAACCAAGTCCATCGCAAATCTTATCAGGAGGAGTGTCTAGAAATGACACAGGTCGAGATCGAAAGACAAGAGGAACTTAACAAGTCCCTCATGGACATCCGGGCCGCCCAGGAAGATCTGGCGAAGAACCGGATTGCGAAGTCCGATTATGACGGCTTCGTTAGCAAGGTCAATGCCCACATGGACGAGGTCGATAAGCGGATCGCCGAGCTCGCCAAGCCGAGTCTCGCCGACGTCAAGGGCGCTCTCGACGAGGGCAAGGCGCAGTATAAGTCGGCCTTCGTCTCCTATCTCCGCAAGGGCCGCGAGGCGCTGTCGCCCCAGGAGCAGAAGGTTCTCCAGGTCGCGCAGGACACCTATGCCGGATACCTCGCCCCCGAGGAGTTCGTCAACAAGATCATCGAGATCCAGGCTCAGGTCAACCCGATGCGGTCACTCGCGTCGGTCATGCAGACAAGCCGGTGGGACGTGCAGATTCCCTACGAGTCCGCCATTCCCGCCGCCAGCTGGGTCGCAGAGAACGGCTCCAAGAGCGAGACCACGGGCCTCACGGTCGGGCTGTATGAGATCAAGCCCCAAGAGATGTATCACCTGTTCAAGGCCACGCGGAAGATGCTCGACGACGCCTCGTTCAACATCGAGGCATGGATCGCTTCCGTGTCTGCCCGCAAGTTCGGCGTCCTCGAGGCGACGGCCATGTATAGCGGCAACGGCACGACGACCGGGCCCGAGGGCATCACGACCAACTCTACGGTTCTCGCCGACGCCATTGACGTCGCCACGGACAACACCCTGGTCTTTGATGACCTCATCAAGGTCTGGTATACGCTGGAGTCCTTCTACGCGCCGACGGCCACTTGGGTCATGAACCGCTCGCTGATGGGCGTCCTGATGGGGATCAAGAACGCCACGACCAACGCCTACATCCTGCAGCCCGACGTTCAGAAGGGCTTTCCGTTCCAGATCCTCGGGCGGCCCGTGGTCGAATGGGCGGACTTTCCGGCCATCTCGTCAACGACTCTGAGCACGACCCCCGGCGACGGCGGGATCGTTCTCGGGCTCGGCGACTTCAAGCAGGGCTATCTCATCGTCGATCGGCTCGACATGGAGGTCCAGCGGCTGAACGAGCTTTACGCCGCCAACGGTGTCGTCGGCTTTGGCATCACCAAGCGGGTCGGCGGCGGCGTCATTCTCCCGGCGGCAATCCAGCTTCTGAAGAACATCACGAGCTGACCATGAGGTCAGCCAGGAGAGACCAATGAGCGGAAAACTCAGGAGCTACGCGAAGGTCCATCAGGACATCGTGCCGATCCTCGGCAACAACACGACCGAGGGGACGGGGACGGGCGTTTCCGTCTACGGCTACGACGACGTTCTGATGATCTGGCAGCAAGGCGTCAGCGGCGACACGTTGAGCGGGTCGATTTTGTGGACGATCACGTTCGAGGAGTCGAACGACAACTCCTCCTACACGACGATCGTCGACGCCGACCTGCAGGGCGGCTACGGCTCGCACACGATCGACGCTGCGGCCGAAGACCCGACGACCCTGGTGCGGCAATACACCGGAACCAAGCGCTACGTCCGCATGAAGGGGACCACGACAGGGACGCACACGAACGGCACGCCGATCGCGGCTGTGGTCCTGCTCGGCAGGTCTCGCAAGCAACCCGTGACGCAGCCGACCGAACTCGGGACCGGCACGTCGTCCGGTTGATGAGGCACTAGCACGAACGCAGTAGGGGACGGGGCGG